CCACACTTGGCTCGGGAGTTTCGACACACCCGAAGCGGCTTGCGCCGCTTACCGGCGGGCCGCAGCACAATCGCACGGTGAGTTTGTCGCGCAGGGGGCGTGCGGGTGCCCCTAGAACTTTTCCCTTACCAAGAGCAGGGCGCGACCTACTTAGCCGCCAGAGAAAAAGCAGGGCTTTTTGACGAGCCTGGTGTCGGTAAGACGGCGCAGACCATCCGGGGTTTGGACCTCGTCGGTGCGAGGCGCATCATCATCGTGTGCCCCGCCGCCGTTCGGGAGGTGTGGGTCGGGGAACTCCGCAAGTTCAGCCGCATGCAGCGCCGCGTCATCAAGGGCAAGTCGATCCACGATCTCGGAACCTGGCTCAAAGGCCGCGCGGACGTCCTGCTGCTCTCCTATGAGATGGCCGCCAAGTGGGCTCCGAAGATCGAAGGCGACTTGTATGATGCCCTCGTGCTGGACGAGGCGCACTACTGCAAGAGCGCGACGGCGGCGCGCACGCGCGCCATTCTCGGCACACAGTGCGACGGAGCGAAGGGCTTGGCCAAGTGGGCGGCGCATGTCTGGTTCCTGACCGGCACGCCCATGCCGAACGACCCGATCGACATATGGCCGTGGATGCGGTTCGTGGGCGCGACGACGCTCGGCCTTGGCCCGTTCACCACGCGCTACTTCAAGTCCAGCATGGGGGCCTTCAGCGCCCGGCAGACGCCACGCGACGAGATGATCGCCGAACTGCGCCACGCCATCGGGCAGCACAGCCTGCGCCGCACGAAAGAGCAGGCCGGGCTCCAGCTTCCGCCGATCTTCCTGACGACGCAGACAGTGGATGGCGACACGGCCGAGATCCGCGAACTGCTGCGCGAGTGGCCAGGGCTTGAGAGCGCGATCCTCGAAGCCATCGAACAGGGCGGTCTGTCGTTCATCGAAGCGCAGCACATCGCTACGCTTCGGCGACTGGTCGGCGAGGCCAAGGCACCGGCTTTCGTGAAGCTGATGGAAGAGGAACTGGAGAGCGGCGGACTGGAGAAGGTCGTTGTGATGGGCGTTCACAAAGCCGCGCTGGCGCATGTGGCTGCGGGCCTGTCGAGGTTCGGCGTCGTCGAGATCAATGGGAGCATCCCTGAGCCGGTTCGGATTGAGGCGGTCCAGAAGTTCCAGAACGACCCGAACACCAGGGTGTTCATCGGCAATGTGAAGGCGGCGGGCACGGGCCTGACACTCACGGCGGCGTCGGACATCGTGATGCTGGAAAGCAGTTGGTCGCCGGCCGACAACGCCCAAGCCCTGATGCGTGTCCACCGGATCGGCCAGAAGTCCAACGTCAGGGCGCGGTTCATCTCCCTGGCGAACAGCATCGACGACGTCGTGACCGAAACCGTGGCCAGAAAGACAGCGGCCATTGCGAAGATCGAGCAGTCATGAGCCGCTGCACCTACTGCGGCTGCACGCTGTACGGCACTCGGCGATCCGCCAAGCACGCGGGCAACGAGAACATGCTGTGGACCAAGGACCACGTCGTCGCTCGGGCGCACGGGGGCACGGAGACGGTGCCGTGCTGCCTGCGCTGCAACAACGCCAAGGAAGACGGAGACGCCGTCGAGTTCGCTCGGTTCGCGGCGCTCATGCTGAAAGGCAAGAAGCCGCGCGTCGACACCCGAGACGCCATGCTGATGTTCAGGGCGTGGACGATGAGATCGCTTTTCTGACTTGACACCCACGCCCAAACGCAACTAACCCTTTAGTCACTAACCCCTGCCACAACGGAGACCCCTATGGCCCGCTTTACCTTGAGCATCGAGACCAACGACGACAACGAGTTCGCCACCTTCGCCCAACGCCTCGCCGGCCTTCAGACTGTCGTGTCTGCTGCCGTCGAGACCGTGGTCGTGGCGGCCGAGAAGCCCACGAAGCAGACGCGCGCGAAGGCTGAGAAGCCTGCTGACGACGTGGCCGCGGCGCAGAACGGCGGCGACCCCGCAGCCCCTGGTTCGCCCAAGCAGGTCGTCGCCGAGACGCCTGCCCCGACCCCGGCTCCTGAGCCTGAACCTGTGGTCCAGACGCCAGTCGTCGAAACCGCCACGCCTTCTGCTGGCCCGGTCGGCGAAGTCACGCTCGACATGCTGAAGGACGAACTCAACGCGCTGCTGAAGAAGCCGGGCGTCGGGGCCAAGGCGGCGCAAGACCTGATCCGCGAGCACGGCAACGGCGCGGCGGGCCTGTCGCAGCTTGCGGGCACGGACTACGCAGCGGTTCATGCGGCCTTGGTCGCCGCGAACGCCGCCTGATCCTGACCGCCGCCAACCACGGAAGGAACCGAGCGCATGACACCCGGACAGCAGAAGATCATCGAGCGGCTGCGGCAAGGCCCGCTGAACTGCAAAGACCCTGAAGGGCTGGCGGTCAGCATGAAGAGCCTGCACGTCCAAATCCACAAGCTGCGTGCGCTCGGTTTCCGCATCTCGACCACGCGCCTCGCGCGCCAAGGTGTGCAGGGCTCGACCCCTGGCACCTACGTTCTGGAAGGCGAACCGACCGAGAAGGAGACGTCATGTTCGCGTTGATGCACAAACCCACCGGGACTTTCATGCCGTCGCCCGTTGGACGGGGCGGAACCTACGTCGACCCTTTTGCAAAGCGTCGTCGCCAGAAGACCACACCTCGTCTCTTCGCTCGCAAACAGGACGCCGCGTCGGCCCTTGATTGGTGGCTGAAGGGTAAAGTGCAGATGGGAAACGTTGGTCCTTGGGACGAAGGTTACCCTGACCGTGAAATCACGGGATATCTGCCGGTCCCCAGCCGCATCGCCGACGAATGGTCGGTCGTCGAAGTCTCTCTTCAGGTGACATATGTCTGAACACGACACCAAGGCCCACTCGACGTTCGGCGGGTCATCGGCTGACCGCTGGATGAACTGCGCGGGGTCTACAGCCCTGTGCGCCACAGTGCCTGAGCCGCCGACGAGCAAGTACGCCGCCGAGGGCACTGCGGCTCACGCCCTGGCCGAGCACTGCCTGAAGAACGGCGAGACCGACGCGCACCTTCACGTCGGCGAGTGGTTCCCTCTCGAACTCCCTGTGCCCGAGCGTCCGCGCTTTGAGGTGACGACCGAGATGGCGACTGCCGTTCAGGTCTACCTCGACACGGTGTATGCCGAACTGGCCAAGGCACCCGACAGCCAGTTGTATGTCGAGCAGCGGTTCGTCCTGCCGATCGCTACGGCCGAGCCCGGCGAGGTGTTCGGGTCCAACGACGCGATGGTCTACAGCCCGTCGCTCGCTCGCCTAGTCGTGTTCGACTACAAGCACGGCGCGGGCGTCAGCGTCTCGGCCGAGGATAGCAGCCAGCTGAAGTTCTATGGCTCGGGCGCGGCCATGTCGCACCCCGAGTGGGCCATCGCCAGCGTGGAGTTGGTGATTGTCCAGCCTCGCGCCCGTGACGCCGACGACAGCGAGGAGCCCGGCGTGAAGCGTTGGGAGATGGACCCGCTCGAACTCATCGAGTTCGCCGGTGAGGCCGAGGCGGCTATCGCTGCGGCGAAGCGCGAGATGCAAAAGTACGCGGAGGACCCGAAAGCCTCTTTGTCCTTGAACCCGAGCCCCACCAAAGACGGCTGGTGCAAGTGGTGCAACGCCGCCGCGATCTGCCCGGCCCGCGAGCAGCAGGCCCTACGCGCTTCAGGCTTGGACTACGCTGACGTCACGGTCATCACGCCTGAAGTCCTGCCGAAACCCGACACGCTGGACACCGCGCGGTTGGGCCAGGTTCTCGCGGCGCTCGACATCATCGAGCAGTGGGGCGGTCAGGTCCGCGCCTATGTCGACGGGCTGTTGCAGCAGGGCGTGCCGGTTCCGGGCTGGAAACTCGTGGACAAGGTCGGCCGGCGCAAGTGGATCGAGGACGAGAAGCGCATCGCCGACTACCTCTCCGTCATGCACGGGCTGGACGAAGACGACATCCGGCCGCGCAAGCTGGTGACGATCACGGAAGCGGAGCGCCAGTTGAAGGCCGTCGTGACCGACAAGGATGAGCGCAAGAAGGCGTTGGAGGATCTGTCCCTCGCCTTCACGCTCAAGGATAGTTCGGGACTGACCTTGGTCCCGGCGAGCGACAAGCGCCCTGCCGTGGACGCTCTGTCGAGGGACTACGGTTCCATCAACATCACGGCTTAGGAAAGACAGAGACTATGGACCTTCAGCGTATGCAGACCAACATGACGGCCGAGTGGATCGACAAGGTCGTCCGCGACAACCCGGCCGTCCTTCTCGACAGCGGCAACGTCCGCCTGCCGCCCGCTCGGCTGGCCTTCGCCAACGTCGTCACGCCCGCCAAGGAC